GAGCTTAAATAATGTTTTGAAACGAGTTTGTTTATATCTACCATAATATAATTAGTCTTTTCTTCTCTTAATATCTAACAAAGTTTTAAGTAAAGCTAGGCGATAAGTCTTCTTGCCACACAGTCCACTTGGAAATAAGCCATTTCTTTTCTGCAGGTTTTTAATCCTTTTGATTAATTTCTCGTTGTAATCTCTCACCCAAAACCAAGATGGACGCCAGCCATATTTTTTTGACAACCTTTTGTTTATCTTAATTAAAAGCCACGTCATCATTTATTGATTTCCTCAAGGTTTCGGCTTTTTTGCAGCAATGCCGAGCTTTGTGGGCTTTGGTGTGCCATCAAGCTTAAGTTCTACCAATTCATATGGAAAACCCTTTGCCCACTTAAGCCAGGATTTTAGTGTGTTAAAGTTGCGAGAGAAAAGCAAAATATATTCTTTTCTTCTTGTGTGACCTTCTCCAGCAGATCTCCAACCATCAACAGATTTAAGGACGCGGTTTTTTGCTCTTATGCCTTTTATTCCCTCAACTTGAAGCCTGTAACTAAACTCCTTTTTGTTCTCCGTCTGTGTTCTCCATGCTACTGCTTGCATTGTTTACTCCTTTGGTTAAATGAACTTCTCGTACCTTAATTATACCATCATCCCAGCAAAGGTCAAGTTTTCCTTTTAAAAACTTTCGTAAAATCCAAATGCAATTCTCAATTTGAGGTTTTTTCATGGTACCTTTTTTAGCTTCTTCTGTATACCAATGAAAAACAGAATTTGCAAAAAATGCTTTTTCAGCAGAAATAAGATTGCCCTTTGAGAAAACAACTCCTTCTTCTTTCAACCAATTTAGGAAAGCCCTTTTATTGTCTTCTTTCATTTTTCAATACATCGGCTAGATACTCTTTCATCTCGTCCCAATTATCGTATTCAACGGCCGTCTTAAACAAGCCTGGAACAAATTTTTGCAACTTAAACACGGCTGTTGCTCTCCATGTGTCAATAATTTGTCTGTCTGTTTTTTTCAATAGCTCAGCCTGATCTTCTTCAAGATCCAATTCTTCCATCGCTGTTGCTTTTAGATCCATTACAGTATCTAAATCCTGCGCAACCGCTTTAAGCATCATCAACATATGTATGTGGATTTCTTGGAAAAACATGTAAACTTGTACAATTTTAAGCATTTTGGCTAATAGTTGATACGTCAAGGCGCCACCAACGAACCACAGTAGTTCATACATAAAAACTCCTAGTCTTTGTTATTTTACTGCCTGCTTAAATTCTATCAGAATGTAACTGTTTTGTCAACTGTTTTTTTGTAGAGCGTATTATCTCTTTCGTCTCTTTCTGCGAGGCTTAGACGCCCTCTGCAAACGTGTTGCAACTCGTTTCATTACTTCGTTAACAACATATTCTTTCTTAACTCGTTTAGAAACGCGCGCAGTGAGTTCCTGGATAAGTGACTCGGCCAGTTCTTCAGGCCCAGGAGCAGGTGGTAATCCGGCTTCAGGTCCAGGAGCAGGTGGCAATTCGCCTCCTAGGTCTTCTAGGCCCTCTTCACCTTCTAGGCCTTCTTCTTCACCACCCATTTCTGCTTCTAGCTTTTTGCCAAGGCTAATAAGCACATCAGCTTCTTCTTGACTTAAATCGACATCTTCTACGGACTCTTCATCTTCTACGGACTCTTCATCTTCTAGGCCAAGCTCTTCAGGTGGCAATCCGGCGTCTGGTCCAGGTTCGGCCATTTCACCAGGAAGAGGCGGTCCAGCGTCTAATTCAGGCTCAGCATCAGGAAGAGGCTGCTCTTCTAGTTCTTCAACTTCTTCATTAATTTGCTTGTCACCAACAAACTTATCAGTCAGCGCGCCAATACCTGCAAGACCCATAAAGCGGCGAACCGTTGATTCGTTTAAAAGTTGCTTGTTCTTGTTACTCATTATACCTCTCCTTAAAAATAGGCTTTTCTATATTAAATAGTCTTTCATTTCAAGAATGGAGTATTTTTCTTCAATTTTTGTACGGCTTTGTCTTGTATTTGTTTAATTCTCACAATACTAAGGTCAAAACGTTTTGCGGTTTCTTCTAAACTCATCGGACCTTTGTTGTTGCGCACAGTGATCAACGTACAGTTTAAATCCTTTTTGTAATCAACCCACAAGCGACAACCCGTCCTATCACACTGTTTATTTTCTGATATGCATTCCTTTGCACAATTATTCATACGCCCCACTCCTTTTCTATTATATCAAATATACTTTCAATCTCAGATTTATCTAAGCCAAATTTTCTTTTAACATCTTCTGCTTTTGTGTTTGAGCGACTAATCTTTTTTCTCTTCTTCTTAGATATCTGCTTTTTATCTTTAAGCTCTCCAACAAAGCTCATGATGTGTTCGTTCTTTTCTATGTAAGCAATTACAACTTCATTAAAGAATTCTCTTATTTTGATGTCATCATAATGCAATCGTATTTTTAAATCTGCATGTATTTTATCCAAACTATCAAAACAAATTTGCTTTACTGTGTTTCCATAATCTGGCAACTTATTTCGTCCTTAAAATATGTGTATGACTTTCTGATAAGCCGGCGCTAGTTTGACGAATAAACTGCGCTTTTGCTTGTAATTCTCTAATCGTCCTGGCACCTGAATATGATAAACCCGAAACAATGCCTTTGCGCAAATCTTTAAGAATAGAACCAACTGGGCCTTTATAATTAACTGAAGTACATATGCCTTCATCAGAACTGTATTGGCCCTTCCAGTCCATTTGCGCATCTTTACTGGCCATGCCGCGATATTCTTTTCTAATACCACCAAGAGTGTACATCTTTTTTCCAGGCGATTCTTCTGTTCCAGCTAACATAGATCCTAGCATAACAAAATCTGCTCCAGCAGCCAAAGCTTTAACAATATCGCCGCTGGACCTAATACCTCCGTCAGCAATAATCATCGCTGTGTCTTTGTCCGAATATGAACAGTCTAAAATAGTTTGAAATCCCGGCATGCCATGGCCTGTTTGAATTCTCGTTGAGCAAATAGAGCCGCCGCCAATATTACATCTGATACTATCTGCGCCCCAATCTGATAGATCTTCAAAGCCTTTCCTTGTTGCAACATTGCCAGCCATAATATGCACTGAGTTTCCAATTTCATCTCTAATCGACTTAATAGCTCTTTCCATCAATAAATGATGTCCGTGCGCGACGTCAATACAAAGAACATTTACACTCGCATCAAACAAATTAAGGGCGCGCTTTAAATAATCTCCAGTAACACCAATAGCGGCAGCAACTTTTTTATCTTTAATTTCTTCACGAAGTTTTCTTACAATTGCGACTTGTTCCTTACTAGTGTTATAACGATGAATTATACCTAAGCCACCATTTAATGCCATATGTTTTGCCATAGTACATTCAGTTACAGTGTCCATTGGCGAAGAAATAATTGGTAGACTTAAATTAATATTGTCATCTAAATTGTTTCCAATATCAACCTCTTTTCTACTTTTAATGTCAGAATACTGCGGTATTAATAGTACATCGTCATAGGTTAGCGCTTCTTTCATTTTCCACCTCCTCAATAAGCTCATTTAAATACCAGCGCGCCTTTTTTAAATCTTTAAGAGACTGTCCTTTATAGGGATGTCTCTGTACATACTTAATAATATTGCTTTCTGGATAATCCATTTTCCAAGAGCGAATATATTTATATGTTTCAATGGCCTGTTCACCTTTCCAATTAATATTATAATGCTTTGGGTGGTTTATATGATCTTCACTCATTCCTTTCCTCTACATGTTTCTTGAAATCTTCAATAATTTGAAGGGCTTTTTCCCAACATGTCGGACAATACAAGCGAACTACATCTTCTTTTTCGCGTACCACGACACTCCATGTTGTAACCATCTCCTTATTAGTTTTATCAAATGGTTCTTCACATGTCAAGCACTTATCAGGAAGTTTTCCAAATAGTGCAACTTTGGTTGCCATCGCCTTTTCGGTATCTTTCTTCTTTTGTCTTTTCATTTTTCTTGTAAAAGAACTCATTATCTATTTCCCGTAGAGCCAAATCCGCCTTCGCCTCTTTGTGTGTTGATATTTAAAGTATCTTCTTGTACTTCTTCTATTCCACAGTGTACAACAGGTACCAAAACAGCTTGTGCAATTTTATCTCCAGGTTGGATATGTTGTGTAGTTAACCCTATATTTTGTAAATTAACAAACAGTTCGCCATTGTAACCCGGATCTACAACACATGCACCAACAATTAATTGTCTCTTTGACGCTATACCTGATTTATTTTTTATTTCAAGCATGTGGCCACTAGGAACTTCCACTTTGATACCAGTTGACATTAAAACTGATTGTCTGGGTGAGATAGGAATTCCCTCTTCCACCATTAACGGAGGCAACACCTTGTCATTAGGACAATAATATATATCCATCCCAGCATCAGATTCATATGCCCTTGTTGGCAGCTGTGCTTCAGATCGTATTCTACACACCCTAAGATTCATTTATGCCTCCCAATTAAAAGACTTGAGCCCAACCTTAAATCCGATAACTCTATTTTCCTTTAAAGAAACCTTGAAACCAAAATCTCCATCAGCATAATAAACCTTTATGCAGTTGTCTAATTCTTCAAAATTAGACGGTGTTGAGTTAAACTCTCCATATTCGCTACAAACAAGCTTAAGTGCGCGATCTTCATTTGTTTCATGCCAGTAATAGTAGTTCATGCCTACATTTTTATTTAAATGAACGCCAGAATATTGCGTTGCCCATCGCTTGAACAATGCGTCTATCGTGCCATAAGAATATTCCTTATTGTGAAAAGAAATTCTATTTGTTTCTTTTAACATTTTGCGTCTTTGAGACGGTTTAAGATCAAAAACCTCATCAATTATTTCTCGCGTAGAAAAGTTTATCTCTTGATTTTCTTTTAAGAGTGTTAAAAACCCTTCTTCAATGAGTTCAGTAGCATCGACATCAACAATTCGATTAAAATTAAATTGCTGTTGTTCGCTCGGTTGTTTGTTCTTTGTCTCCCAGGTATATGCTTGCCCAGCTTCATAAGCTGTATCGAAACGACCAAGTACATTTCTGCCGTATACAGCGATGTACGGTTGTTTACAATCAGCATTTACTTTAACACCTTTAAAGCCTGTTTTGTTGTTCCGACTT